GCATGTGAAGTATCAAGAAAGGACTTTAAAGATTTGCGTGGAATTATGTAATAATGAACAAATCAGCTATTCTACTAACATCAATTGATAGTTTTTATAATATCCCCGAGAATAGAGCTACACTTTTAGAAATTTTAAACAAAACGAATGGGATTTCTTTAAGAAATCTAGAATGGTTTATTACGAACTACTCAAAGAAAAATAATTTATCGTACAAAACAAACGACGGTAAAATATTTAGTGTACATTGTGCATATAAATCGAGTTTAGATGGGTATAGTAAAAAATTGTTCGATCCATTTTGTAGATCAACAAAAATATCATACACCGTTCCGGGTACATCCAATGAAATACATACGACCGTGGCACAACTGAATTTCATAAGATGGTGTATAAAAAATAATATAATTGAATATATTCACAACAATAAAAATGAACTTTTTTCTAAACAAGTGACATGACACCATTTTTAAAAATAAATGTTTGGTATCCGACATAATACAAGTGTAAAGTGTAATCACTCGTAAGACCTTCTTTCATAGTAACATCTAAAACCGTTCGGTTAGATTGTAACTGACTAAAATCCAACATTCCCGATGGTTCTACATTAATTGGATTCATCGAGAATGCGTATGTATAAATACTTCTAAAAGGTCTCGATAATCGACTCGTAAATGGGACAACGTATTTAAAATATTTATGATCACTATCTTGAATATTTGGTATATCTTCACCATTTACAAATATTTTAGCATTTAACATAGGTGTATTGTAAAATTCGTTCAAAATAGAATACTCGTTACTCGACGAAAAATTATACCTATTTGCAAACACATTTGCTGTTAAAGATGTACCACCTTCATATGTATCTTCGTTTTCAAATGCTTTCTGTCTAAAAAACCAATTCAGTGTTTTTACTGGTATTTTTGGAACAAGTTCGAGTTTTGCGTTTCGAACACCAGCTGAAATGTCTAACGAAGGGTGTTTTTTAACAATATCGGTAACAAAAACGTGTCTTCTATTTTTTATATATGCGCGTTCACTGGGTTCAAGTGTTATTTCTTCGGTAACGATATCAAATTCGTTTAAGGAAAGAGATTTTGTTTCGTTTGTAAAAAAAGTCTGTTTATGAAACTCGAATTCAAACTGGAGCTTTTGTTTGTGTATGGCACACGTTGGAAAATATGGACGATTTGGTGTGTTTGTTTCGTATTCATCACTTTCATATTTACGCGAAAAAAGTAAAGGTATTGGTATAAAAACACGCGACTTATTTCTGGCTAATATTTGATTACCTGGTAGTAAAGACGTATCTTCTGCATTATTTCTATTTACCATGTATCTTTTTGTTCGTTTTTCGGATTCATCTAAATATAACTCATCGTATATGATACCCCAATCTCCATGAAATTTTTCAACAACCGTTTCATCTACGCGCATGGTTATTGATTTAAAAATATGTCTACCAATTTGGTCTGCGTAATAACTATCGAAACCTGTTAGAGCGGGTAATTCAAAAGATATGTACATGTTTGCTAAAAGATCTCCCATGTTTCGTGGATTATAGGTAACTTTTATGGTTTCACCAAAAGGCCAAGACGTTGAAGAATTACTTGGTTTATTCACGTTTAGACTTTTATGAAACTTTGTAAAATTTGCGTGTCTTTTAGGTTCATACTTAAAGAGTGAATGAATAGGATCGTCTTCTAAAAGGTACGTATCTTGTTTACCAATTGCATTAAGTGATAGTATGGCACCCGTGTTTGGGCCAGATGTATCACACATACTTACTACTTATTGTTTATATATTTTTAAATCCTTTTTCCACATGTCAATGTGTGTGGTATTTTGTAAAACATCGAGTTCGTTTTTTGTTTTTGACGTTTCTTCCCTGAGATTTTGTACAGCTTCGTGTGTATATTGGTACGTTTTTATGTTTAAAAGATAATCGTATGAATTATCAATCTTATCAAAAAGTTTTTCCAATTCGTGTTCGAGATCTGAACGTTTTCGTTTAAAAACGATAAGTTTTTCGTGTATGACCATATCTACAAACCTTGACATATTTTCCAATTTTTTCGTTTTTTCTTTTAAAACGTTGATAAGGTGTGTTTTTCGTTTCTTGTATGTCTTTGTTCTTATTTCAAAGAAGTCTTTGAGTATTTCTTCTGGACTTTCATATTTATGAATACCTTTGGTCGGGTGAAATAAATGCATGTTTGTGACGTGGAAGGTTTTTTGAAGTTTGAAATCTTTTATGATATCGTTACCGGTATACCCCGTGATACTAAAATCGACATTTTCAGTGGTACTATTATTTACATAGTTCGATATCTTCTTTTTCTCGACGAGTGTATCGAGATACTCTTTGTATTCCTGCGTCCAACGTCCTGGTGGAAGTTCTGTGACTTTTAGTGTATTACCCAATTGAGACCAAACACCTTCCGTAATCCATAATCCTTCTTCGTTACTAAACACCCGCCCGGTAAATTTATCAAACCACGGTTTCATAGGTACGATCGTTTCACCATTAATAATGCGTTGTATATTTGTAGTTATATCATCTGGATTAAACGGTGGTATATATGAACTAAACCCAGTTCCTATACCTTCGGTACCATTTACTAAAACCGTTGGTAAAATGGGGACGTAATAGTCGGGTTCGATTTGTTTACCGTCGTCATCCAAATACTGTAAAATGGGGTCATCTTTTGGATCGAAAAGCTGACGCGCACTTTTCGTAAGTTTTGTAAAAATATACCTCGTTTGACTCGCATCTTTACCACCCATGAGTCTCGTACCAAACTGACCACACGGTTCGAGTAAATTTATGTTATTCGACCCCATAAAATTGTGTGCAAGTTTTACAATCGTATCTGCCAAAGAGACTTCACCGTGGTGGTACGACGTCTTTTCCGAAACGTACGCAGCCAATTGTGCAACTTTCATTTCGGATGTAAGGTTTTTAGTAAAACATGCGTATAAAACTTTTCTTTGCGATGGTTTCAAACCATCGGAGACGTGTGCAATGGACCTTTTCAAATCTGCGAGACTAAAATTAACGAGATCTTTGTGAATAAAGTCGGATATACCGAGACGTTCAACGTTTCCGTACGGTATTTCCAATTCTGAAGGTTTTTTTTCTGTACTTTCAAGTAACCACGTTTTCCTTGAGTCTGATTTTGTTTTATCAAAAGCGAGAATAATAGAGTCGTCCATTGTTTCATCCGTGTCGAATTGAACGGTGAGTTCTTTTATTTTTTTAAAATAGTCGCGAGCTTCTGCGGACGTTGACGTACCAAGACCCTTGTAGTACTTGATTTTCCATCCCTGTTTACCGTTACCGTACCAGTGCCTGAACGTAGAATCGGTATAAAACGATTTTGTTTCTGAACCTTTTGTGGCTTTTATGATTGGTGTAACCATACTCACGACAAAGTTTAGTTTGAGTAAACTCGGCCAAAAATAATGTATCATGTTAAGAATGAGTCCCTTGATGTGACTTCCGTCGTTATCTGCATCTGTCATGATCATAAGTTTACCATACCTGAGTTCTGAAAGTGAAGTATACACTTTACCTTGTTGAAGACCTAAAATCTTCTTGAGATCGTTAAACTCTTTGTTTTCGGTAAGTTGTTTAACGCTTGCATCTCGAACGTTTTTACACTTACCGCGAAGAGGGAAAACACCGTAATGATCTCGACCAACTATGGAAAGACCCGCAATTGCTAACGTTTTAGCTGAATCACCTTCTGTTACGATAAGTGTACACTTACCGGATTGTTGTGTACCCGCTTTATTCGCATCGTCGAGTTTGGGTATACCCGTTATTTTTGATTTGCGCGTACCATCCGTTTTCTTGAGTTCCTTCATTTCGCGAAACTTCGATAAAGCAAGAAGCTCGTTTTGTACACTCGTTTTTAGAATATTTTTAATAAACGATTTTGGTGGTTCAAATTTACTTCCAAAATCTTGTGGTTTGAGCGTACACTCTGACTTAACCTGACTACTAAAACTCGGGTTAACGAGGGTTGCTTTTACAAAAACGAAAAATGCGTTTTTGACTTGTTGGGGTCGAAGTTTTATTTTCTTTGCCATATCTTCGATAATACCATTTGCGAGTATTCCCGAAACGTGATCAACGTGTGAACCTCCTTTTGTAGTACATATTCCGTTGACGAAAGAAACGTGTTCGAATCCATCATCTGAAGGTGCAATACACACTGACCACCTATCACTTGTAAACATACACATTTCGTCTGATTTTGTGTACATTTTAGCGTACGTATTAAATGAACATTTTGGTAAAGGTTCACCTTGAAATTTCACTTTACAGTTTTGTGAAGTGCATATGTTTGCATCATATACACGTTTTTCAAATATTTTGTATATAGACTCGTCCATACCAGACATACCAAACCGTTTCCAATCTGGAACAAATGTTACACAAACACTCGATGTTGCACCCGCATATTTTTTTATTTTTGGTGTGTGACAATTTTTCATATTATCTGACCATTCTTGTGTGTATACACACTTGTTTTCTCCATCTTTTATTTTTACCGAAAACTTTGTCGAGTACACGTTTGTAAGTTTTGCTCCGTACCCGTTTCGACCACCGACGACACGTTTTTGTGTATCGTCATAATTTGTACTCGTGAGTAAATGTCCGAACGTTAATTCAGGATTCCAAAGACCTTCCTTTTCGTGCATTTTTACTGCGATGCCTCCCAAAGGACCGTTATTTTCTATTGTTATTTCACCCGACGTTTTATCAATAGATACACTGAGTGATGTTACGTTTTTTGGGTACAGAGAATTCCTGTCGATCGCGTTTACGAGTATTTCATCGAATATTTTTAGAAGTGCGGGTGAATACACAACCGTCTTCTTTTCAAAATGACCGTTTTCGTATACCCAATACGGTTCTCCAATACGTGAAACTGGACCAACATATGAATCTGGGCGTTTCAATATATGTTCCACGTGTGTGAGTTTTTGTATACTTTCACTCATACTTTTTTTATAATTCGTCTCTTCTACTTAAGTGTCTTTTCAAACCTTCGTACCAATATAAAAGTTCACTTTTTGTTTTTGACTTGGGTGTTTTATGTATTTGTTTTAACATACCACATTCACGTTTTCTCAATGTAGATGGGTGAATTTTATGAGAGTTTAAAAAACATGCGTAACACACGCGTTTTAATTGTGAACTAAAAAATTTATAATATTCTTCGTTGTTAAACATAAAAATGGGGTTTAATTTTCTGTAGTCCCGTATAATTTTTCGTTCTTGTGGATTATTCGTGTGTATTCTTGGATTTAATGGACAGCAACACGAATAACATTCGTTTATCCATTTAATATACATAAAAAATATTCGTATTTATTTTTTATGTATTACAATCACGTAAGACAACCCGATGGGGTTCCGGCTATAGGAGTGAATTTGGAAATGCAACCACCAAATCAAATAAATGTGGAAAATGAAAATGAAAATGAAAATGAAAATGAAGACGAAGACGAGGACGAAGGTGTTACCGAAAGAATTGATATAATTTTTAATAAAGTCGCACACATTACCTTATTTTTTATGAATTTTTTGTTCGCGTTTGCGATTCATAACTTGGTGAACATTATAAACTTAATATTTTCGATCATGTGTTTACACGGTATTTCGAAAAAGAATATGAAATACGTATATTTTCATACTATTTATTTGATGAGTGGATTGATTTTGTCTATATATGTATCTATAGATACGTATGTCATGTACTATTCGGCCTGTATTTTATTAAATGTAATAACAATCGAACAGTATAGTTAATATTTTATTCACCGAGAGTGAAACTATACGTTCTTTTGAGCTTTATAAAGAACCACATTCTTTATTAACCTAAGTTATTTTATTTTTCATTAAAAACTAAAATGTCGCAATATTTTTTACCTACTGTTATACAGACGAATTTTAGTGATACTAAAAATGTACTCACTAAAAAACATCAATCAAATGTTCAAAGTTACGAAGATTGTTTACGCATATCTAAAAATATAAAAAATTGTAAAAAGACTCCAGATGAAATGGCGGATATAATAGATAAGATGAGAAAGAAGAAACTAGAGTGTCAGAAAACGCGACCTATACAGGTTTTACAAAGTCCTCCAGAAGAAAGAGTAAACACAGAAAATAAAAAAATGTGTAAAGCAGTTACGTTATCCGGAAAAAGTTGTACTTTTAAAGCAGTCTGTGGAAACTACTGTAAAAAACACAAAATAGATGACCAGGTGCTGGGAATAAAACCAAAAATAAATATTTCCTTATTATAAAAAAATGTTAGATCAGGAAACGCTTAGACCTGTTATAATAGCCATGACTCTTTATCTTGTAATTTCAAATGTCGTACCAGAACTTCTTAAGAAACCAACGAACGTTAAATTTGTTGATGATATTGTCGCCATGCTTATTGCCCAAAGAGGTTCACTCATGTCAGGCGCTATCCTGACTGGTGTCATTACCTTCCTCACCAATTACATTAGCGATGAATTCTTGTAATACGTTTTCTTTACACGTTAACATGCGCGTACGCGGGTGATCCATATACCTTAATTTTTTGGTATATGCATCTTCCATAAACTCTCGTAATTGATTTTCGTCGGGTTTACCCCATTTCATACCCGCTTTGAATAAAAAATCGTCTCTCGGTATTTCTTGTAAACC